AACTCGCCTCGCAGTTCCTGGTGAACGATGCGTTCGACTGGGCCGTGATCAACACGGGCGGCAACAACTTCGTGGTGACCTCGCCTGACGCGACTCACACCGTGGTTGGCTCTGGCACGGTGGCCGGCGGCGCCTCGGGTCAGTTCCGCACCCGCAAGACCGCGCTCAACACCTTCGTGACCTATCGCCTGGGCTGATGAGGGGCGTGACCTGACGCGCGGGCGGTGGTTCATGGCTGCCGCCCGCGTTTTCACATCTGGAGACTGACGTGCCGTTGAAGAAGGGTTACTCGCAGAAGTCGATCTCGGCCAACGTGTCGAAGGAGATGAAGGCCGGCAAGCCGCAGAAGCAGGCCGTGGCCATCGCGCTGAACACCGCTCGCACGGCGGCCATGAAGGCCGGCAAGCCGGGTAAGGGTCCGGGGCCTGCACCGAAGGGCAAGAAGTGAAGACGCCTCCCGGCCTGTACGCGAACATCGCAGCCAAGCGCGAGCGCATCGCTGCCGGCAGCGGCGAGAAGATGCGCAAGCCTGGCGCGAAGGGCGCTCCAACCGCAGCTGCGTTCCGTGAGTCGGCCAAGACCGCCAAGAAGGGCAAGAAGTGAGCAAGAAGATCGCCGTCTACCGCAGCCCAGGCCCGCACTTCGGGCCTCCGGGCAAGACCTACGACTGCAAGGGCGTGGAGCCCGAGGAACTGGACGCCGCGCTGCTCGACGGCTGGCACGAGTCGTTTCTCGCGGCGGTTGGCCTGGAGCCCGTGGACGCGCCGGCTGTCGAGGTGCAGCCCGATGCCGATCCCGAGTCTGCCGACGACGCTCCCCCAACTCGTGCCGAGATGCTGCAGCAGGCCAACCTGCTCGGCATCAAGGTGGATCGTCGCTGGAACGACGAGACGCTGCTGGCGAAGATCAACGCGGCAATGGCCGCCCCCGCACCGGCCGACGAAGACCCGGTGTAACTGAGGACACATCATGGCCGACATCATCAAGAGCCGCGATCAGGTCAACCGTCGCAACATCGACCTCAACAACGGCACCTACGCCGAGGTTGTCGCCAGCGCCGGCAACGTGACCACGAAGGCCCGAGACGCCTTCGAGACGTATGACCCCGCCAACGGGCGCTACACGCAGATTCTCGGCCAAGGCGACCTGGCATACGCTGACGGCAACGCAGCCGCAGCGAGCTATCTGGTGCTGTCCAAGTCTTCGCTGTTCGCGGGCACCGAGACGATCATCGAAGGCCAACTCGAACTGACGATGCCCGTCGAGATTGCGATGGGCGTATCGATGTCGCAGCGCACACTGGGGCAGGACTTTTCGCTGGAACTGGTGAGCACGGACCCGTCCACCATCAGCAGCGCCAACATCCCGATCCTGAACGTCACGCAGGCCACGACGACGCTGACGGTCAACACGACCGTGCCGCACGGCCTGAGCGTGGGCAAGTGCATCGGCATCGCGGGCGTGAGCGATTCTCGGTTCAACTACAACTCGCTCGTGGTGGCCTCGGTGCCGACCCCGACGCAGTTCACCGTCACCGCAGGGCCTGGCGGCACGATTCCGTCTGTTTCTGCTGGTCCGTTCACGGGCGGCTACGTCTTCCATCGCCCCCGCCTGGGTGGAGCGAATGATGGCGTCTCCATGATCATGGAAAACGCCACGGCCACCAACGCGAGCTTCTACACGCGCAGCGAAGCGGGCGACGCCTACCCGACTGGAACTGTGGCGGGCAACCATAGCTTGACCATCGGTACGACCGCCTCGGTGCAGGTCGTCAACTCGGCGTACCAGTACGCATTCGCGCCGACGACCGAGTACAAGCTCATCATCCAGAGCGACCGCATCCAGGTACAGGATCAGGCCATCGACGTTCTCACGGGCTCGGCCAGCCGCCTGATCCGCACCAGCGTGGTCCCCAATCCGACGAAGCAGTACCGGCTGCGGATGCGGGCTCGCAATGCCGACTCCATGCCGATCCCGGTTGGTCAGATCGTGACGGCTGTCAAGACCGGCACCACGACTGCGACGGTGACGTTCGACCGTCCACACGGCCTGACCACGGCCGATGTGATCGTTGCCTACGGTACGCGGGACCAGACGAACTTCGCCAACCTCACCACGGCCACTGCCGTGGCGTCGGTGGTCAACGCCACGCAGATCACGGTGGTGTGGGGCGCGGCTGTCACGGCCACCACCTACGGCGGCTTCGTGGCCCGCGTGCAGGGCGGCAACCTGATGTCCGCGCTTGGAGCGAGTGGTCAGACGGTGCAGTCTGCGGCGCTCTCGACGCTGGCTGACGGCACCCGTCAACTGGTGCTGGTGGGTTCGGCAACTTGGGCCGCCCCGACTGCGACCATTGGCGACACCCACGACCTGATCGGCTGCCGCGACATCGTGACGGGGGCATCCCTCGGCATCGACGGGGCATGGAAGATCGCCAATGCTGCCACCACGACCCTGACGCTCGTGCTTCCGTACGCGGGCAGCATGAACCTGCCGGCCGACTTCACCACGACCAACTGCGGCGGCGCGGTGGTGCGGCGCACCGAACTGCGGGTGAGCTACATCCGGGCGTTCGACTTCGGCCGCGAGCGGGTGGAGTGGGCGCAGCGACCGATCACCGACATTTCGGCGTCTGCTCCGGTGTACCTGACTGGCGGCGCCACGCTGGGCACGGTTTCGACTGTCACCGCCATCACTGGTGGCGGCGCAGCGGAAGACGCGGCGGCTGGCGCCAACCCGCTGACTGTGGGTGGCGTAGTGCGTACCGCGATGGCCCCGACCACGCTGATTGCCGGCGATGCGGCGCGTCTGACGATGACGGCTGGTGCAGCGGCTGTGGTGGCTCCGTACGCGATCCCGGAAGTCACGTGGCAGACCCCTGCCAACGTGGGCGGCCTTGTCAACACGAACACCCCGCTGCAAGTCAAGGAGGCGGCTGGCGCACTGCTGTGCAACTACGTCACGACCCTCTACCTGCTTTCCGAGGCGCTGACCAACGCCACCGACCTGCGCATCCGCGAGCCCGACCTGACCTGCTCGTCGCAGACCATCGCGTCCAACACCCTGACGGTCTCTGTCACGCACAACCTGCGCGTCGGTGATGCGGTGGTGTTCACGGCCTCGACGGTGACGGGCATCTCGACGGGCGTGACGTACTACGTCCTGACCACGCCCGCGACCACGACGATCACGCTGTCGGCCACCCGGGGCGGCTCGACGCTGGCGATCTCTGGCACGGGCGTGACGGCCACCTTCCACAAGGTGCTGTGGATGACCCGCATCCCGACTGCTGGCCTGCTTGCTGGGCGGTCGATCCAGTTCCCGGTCCCGCTGCGCGGCTCGGTCAACACGGCACTGCAACTTCAGACCGCCACGGCCTCGGGTGCGGGGGCGGTGTATGCCTCGCTCCAAGGGTTCGCCGCCCAGTAAGGACACGCCATGAGCCTCGACGATCTGATCCTGCTCCTGCAGAACCGGCTCGCCTTCAATGCCTCGCAGCGAGCCGCTGCGGTGCATCGCGGCGACATCGCTCTGGTGGCGTCCTTGGACGCCGACAGCGCCACGACCCAAGCCACGCTCGACGCGCTGCTCGCCGCATGAGCTACACCAAGCGCCAATTCGTGGAGGAAGCCTTTGCCGAACTCGGCATGGCGAACTATACGTTCGACCTCCAGCCGCAGCAGCTCGACACTGCGCTGCGCCGACTGGACACGATGATGGCGACCTGGAACGCCAAGGGCATCCGTCTGGGCTACCCGCTGCCGAGCAGCCCGCAGGACAGCGACCTCGACACCGAGACACAGGTGCCCGACAGTGCCAACGAGGCCATCGTGGCGAATCTGGCCATCCGCATCGCGCCGCAGTACGGCAAGACGGTCCAGATCGACACGCGCACCACGGCCAAGCTCGGATACGACACCCTGCTCGCTCGAGCCACGTTCCCGGCCGAGCAGCAGTTCCCCCGCACGCTGCCGCTGGGCGCAGGCCAGAAGCCGTGGCGCTACGACACGCCGTTCATGCCGGGGCCGGTCGATCCGGTGCTGGCCGGCCCGGACGGACCCATCGAACTCTACTGAGGCCGCACCATGCCGCTGATCAACCAACTCCCGGTGCTGTCGCAGCTTTCGAGCGGCGACCAGTTCGCCGTCTACAACACCGCCAACGGGGACGCGCGGCGCGTGTCGGTGAACGCGCTGCTGCAGTATTTCCAGCAGTCGTTCGCCTCGCCCACGATGGCGGTGAACTTCTACACGCCGGCCACCGGGTTCAACATCGCGCTTCCCACGCCGGCAACCGCGTCGGTGTGGGCGCTGCTGCAGCCGGCCGGCACGCTGGCCTCTGGTACGATCACGCTGCCGCTGAACACCGCCACGCCCGATGGAACCGAGGTGCTGATCACCACGACGCAGCAGATCACCACCTTCGCGCTCGGCCTGAACGGCGCGACGGCGGTCTACGGCGATCCGGTGACGCTTGCGGCCGAGGACAACTTCCGCATCCGCTGGTACGCCGCCACGAACTCCTGGTATCGGATCGGGTGACGGCATGGCCAAGACGCCGGCCTGGCAGCGCAAAGAGGGCAAAGACCCGAAGGGTGGCCTCAACGCCAAGGGCCGAGCGTCGGCCAAGGCGCAGGGCATGAACCTCAAGCCGCCCGCCCCGAACCCCAAGAACGAGAAGGACGCCGCTCGCCGGAAGTCCTTCTGCGCCCGCATGGGCGGTATGCCGGGGCCGATGAAGGACGAGAAGGGCAGGCCGACGCGCAAGGCGCTGGCGCTCAAAGCGTGGAACTGCTGACCAAGGAATCTGACAATGCCCGCAACCTCGATTCAGCCGCCGTTTCCGCTGTTCACCGACATCGACGGACAGCCGTTGGAGCAGGGCCAGGTGTGGCTCGGCGTTTCCGGTCTGGCACCGATTGCCAACCCAATCACCGCGTACTGGGACGCGGGCCTGACGCAAGTAGTCACGCAGCCCGTGACCACCCGAGGCGGCTACCCGATGAACGGGTCGTCCATCGGCCGGCTGTACGTCAACGCCGACTACAGCATCCTCGTGCGCAACCGCAACGGCTACGATGTCCTGTCGTCGCTGAACGCAACCGAGCGGTACGACAGCAACCTCGTGACGTTCATCCAAGCGGGCGCTGGTGCGCAGCCGAGGACGGTGCAGGCAAAACTGCGCGACATCGTGAGCGTGCTGGATTTTGGCGCTGACCCGACGGGCGTGGCAGATTCAACAGCCGCCATTCAAAACGCACTAAACACCGGAAAAGTTGTTTGGTTCCCGCCATCGACCGGCGCGGCCTTCAAGATTACTGCCCCGCTTATTCTGCCAAATGGCTGCGTCATTCAGATGGATGGCGCTCGTATTACCAGCACGGTTGCCGGCATTTTCAGATTGCCCTCTGGCGGGCGGTCGACAATCTACGCGGCTGGGTCTGTTCTGCAAACCGATACCCTGACCCCAGGCGCCGCCATCTCCTTGGTGAGCGGCGCCACCACTGTGACTGAGGTGCGAATCTACGGGTGGCCTTTAATTATTCAGGCCAACAACATCGTCAATGGGGCATCACGCGGTATTGATATAAGCGGCTTTTACCGTTCCTACTTAGAGGTGGCCGTCAATAATTTTTATTACGGTATTTATGGAGACGGCGACAACGGCGCTACGTTTGCAACCTACTACAACGTGCTGAGTAAGCCGGACATTCGATGTGGCCCACAAGGGTACGCAATCTTCATCACCAACTTGGTCAACGCCACAACCATCGTTTCGCCATTCATCAATGGAGGCTCTGTTGGTTATGGCGGCATCTGGATAGACAACAACTCAAGCGCCAACAACATCGTCGGTGGATACCTTGAAGGTTTCGCGCAAAGCGCCTCAACCTCTGGAATCGTTCTGTTCGACGCTTATGGGAACACAATCAGCGGTGTGACCCTGGATCAAGGTATCGGTGATTTGACTGCGAACTACGCCCTTAAGGTGTTGGGGGCTTCGTCTGGAAACTCAATCATCAATACGCAATTTGCCGGGTCATGGAACGACACGTCTAAGATGCTGCTGAATACCACTAGCGGCAAGAACACTTTTATCGGCAATGGATACACCAACGCATTCGTGTTTGGTTTATCCGGTGTGGGCGTGGCTAATGAAGGGTCTTTTTTTAATAAAGTCACCGCATACGATGACTTCGTTGTTGGCACTGCTGGTAAGGGCGTTGACTTCTCATCGAATAGCCACGCAGCGGGCATGACTAGCGAGCTGCTGGACGACTACGAAGAAGGCACTTGGACACCCAATCAAGGTGCGGGCTTGACAGTCACTGGCGCGTTTTCATCGTCTGGAACATACACCAAGATCGGGCGACAAGTCACGGTCACTGGGCAGTTGAATGGGGCCACATCAATTTCTGCATCATCCGCAGGTGTGCTGTGTTCAAACCTACCGTTTTCCGCAACCATCGACGGTTCTGGTACGAGCCACAATGTCAGCCTAAGTAGTGGAGGCGTGGTTTATGTAAGCGCCACATCTGTATATGCGGTGGGGGCGATCTCATCCACGACAAGAATCTATTTTTCACTGACTTATTTTGCCGCGTGAGATTGAGTGGATGGTTATGACACCCCGCCTAGCGCCCCCGCATCATCGACTGATCCACCAGCCATGACCATGCTCCCCCGCGACAAACTCCTCCCCTAACCCATGCCCGCCATCCCCATCGTCAGCGGCATCTACACCGACAACGGCCCGGACATCCGGGTGTCGTTCCCGGTGAACATGATGCCCGTGCCCAAGGGCTCAGGCGTGAGCCAGGAGTACCTGCGCCCGCACGATGGCGTGGTGGAACTGGCGGCCGGGGCTCCGGGTGCGGATCGTGGCGGCATCGAGTGGAACGGCGTCTGCTACCGGGTGATGGGCACCAAGCTCGTGACCGTGGCGGCAGGCGGCACGATCACGGTGCTGGGCGATGTGGGCGGGACGGGCTACGTCACGTTTGACTACTCGTTTGACCGCCTGGCCATCGCCAGCGGCGGGAACCTGTTCTACTGGTCGTCCACCCTTGGCCTCATCCAAGTCACCGACCCCGATCTCGGCACGGTGCTCGATGTTGTGTGGGTGGATGGCTACTTCATGACCACGGACGGCGAGTTTCTGGTGGTCACCGAACTGAGCGACCCGACTCAGGTCAACCCGCTCAAGTACGGCTCCAGCGAGGTCGATCCCGACCCCGTGGTGGCGCTGCTCAAGTCCCGCAACGAGGTCTACGCGCTGAATCGCCACACCATCGAGGTGTTCGACAACATTGGCGGCAGCCTGTTCCCGTTCCAGCGCATCGACGGCGCGCAGATCATGCGCGGCACCATCGGCACGTTCTCCTGCTGCGTGTTCGGGGACGAGGGCATCGCGTTCCTCGGTGGCGGTCGCAACGAGGCCCCGAGCGTCTACTTGGGGGCGAACTCCAGCAGCGTGCCGCTGGCCACGCAGGACGTTGATCTGTTGCTGCAGACCTACACCGAGGCGCAACTGGCCGATGTCAAGCTGGAGGCCCGCTTCGACCGGGCGCACCAGCTTCTCTACGTCCATCTGCCCGACCGCACGCTGGTGTACGACCACACGGCCAGCCAGGCTCTGAGCCAGCGCATCTGGTTCACGCTCACCAGCGACGTGGTGGGCTTCGCCCAGTACCCCATGCGCAACGTCGTGTGGTGCTACGACCGCTGGATCGTCGGCCACCCGAGCGAGCCCCGCGTGGGCTACCTCGACCGCAAGATAAGCACGCAGTGGGGCCAGAAGGCGCGATGGGAGTTTGCCTGCCCCATCATCTACAACGAGTCCAAGGGCGCGATCTTCCACGAACTGGAACTCGTGGCGCTGCCGGGGCGCGTGACTGTTGGATCGAACCCGACCATCTCGACCTCGTACAGCACCGATGGCCTGTCGTGGAGCCAGGATCGGTTCATCGGTGCCGGCACCACGGGCGACACGAGGAAGCGCCTGGTGTGGTTCCAGCAGGGCAACATGGAATCTCTGCGCATGCAGCGGTTCCGAGGCGACTCGGACGCGCATATTTCGTTCCTGCGGCTGGAGGCGCGGCTTGAGCCGCTGAACGTCTGATGGCCACCACGCCTCCGCTTCGCCTGAACCGCTCGCAGCTGGCGCAGTTCCTCAAGGATCAGGAGCAGATTCGCGCCTTCGAGAACCTGTTCAACGTGGTCGAGCCGCTGGCCCCTGATGTGGTGGCCCAACTCAGCGCGTCGGTTGGCACGGCGCAGGCCGCTGCGGTACAGGCCCAGGATCAGGTGCAGTCGGCCGAGCAGTCTCTGGCCGCGACTCTGGCCGCGTGCGAAGCCAAGGCCACGCTGGCGCTGCAGCAGGTGCTTGCGCTCAAGCACATCGCTGACTTCGTGGAGACTGCGCCCGCGCCGCGCGAGTTCAAGCGCAGCCGCTACGGGTCGTTCTACGACACCACGACGCAGACAGCGACCGTGATCAACACGGCCAAGGAAATCACGTTCAACACGACCGATCTGTCGCGTGGGGTGACGCTTGGCAGCCCGACATCACGCATCGTGGTGGACACCGAGGGCATCTACAACTTCCAGACCAGCATCCAGCTCGACTCGACGGTTGCCACTGATGAAACGTTCTACCTGTGGTTCCGGCTCAACGGCGCGGATGTCACGAACTCCGCGAGCCAGGCGCGCGTGAAAGGCAACAACGCCGAGGTGTTCCTGTCGCTCAACTACTTCTTCAACCTGAAGGCCGGGGATTACGTCGAACTCATGTTCAGCGTCACCAACCTCGGCGTGCAGTTGCTGGCCTCCGGTGCCGTGGCTCCGCATCCGGGCATTCCGTCCATCATCCTCACAGTCGCAAACAACATCGGGGGCGTCGAATCATGACCGTAACCGTAGCCGTACTCGTGCCTCCCAAGCAGATGGAGGCCGTGCAGACCACGCAGTACACCGCCACCAACGTGCGGGCCATCATCGACAAGGCCACCGTGACGAACACGGACACCGTGTCGCGCACGTTCTCGGTGAACATCGTCACGAGCGGCGGGTCTGCCGGGAACTCCAACCTCGTCATCGACACCCGCACCGTGCAGCCTGACGAGACGTACCTGTGCCCCGAACTGGTGGGCCAGGTGCTCGCGCCTGGTGGGTTCATCTCGGCCATCGCCAGCAATGCGACCTCGCTCACGCTGCGGGTGTCTGGACGCGAGATCACTTGAGCGGTATGATGGCATCCGCTGAGTCTGTCGGCCGCCAGCAGCCACCGGGAGGTGCCATGCTGCGTCAGAATTTCGAGCAAGTGTTCCGGCTCCCGCCCCCGGCGGTGGAGTGGCTGCTCGCGCTGTACGACTGCATCCAAGTGCTTGACGACGTTGCCGATGGCGACAAGGTGGAGCGTGCCGACCTCGACGCGGCCATCTGGAATCTGCTGTTCGCGCTGCCGGCTTCGCCGTTCTTCCAGCAGCACAGCGCCGTGCTGCTGCCGCTCATCTCGCAGGCGATCCTCAAGTGGCAGGGCGCAGACGCAGCCGAGCGCGCCGGGAACCCGTCAGCGATGGCCTACGCCTGGCGCGCGGGGTACTACGACATCGTGCTCTCGGTGGTCTGCATCTGCCACGGGGCAGCGGCTGCGGTGAAGGCCGCGCCGTTCGTGATGCAGACGTATGGCGAGACGTTCGACGCCTACATGAACGAATTCGAAGGAGGCAGCGATGCCTAATCCAGCAGTTCCAATCGTCGCTGCTGTAGCCAGCAGCGCGATTCAATCCCGCGCTGCGGGCAAGGCAGCAAGCCAGCAGTCGCAAGCTGCCGAGGCCGGCATCGAGGAGCAGCGCCGTCAGTTCGACGAGATGCGCAAGCTGCTGGAGCCCTACGTCCAGGCCGGCCAGCCCGCGCTGCAAGGGATGCAGGCGATGCTCGGGTTGCAGGGCGCAGAGGCGCAGCAGCAGGCCATCTCGGGGGTCGAGCAGAGCCCGCTCCTACAGGCCCTCACCCGTCAGGGCGAGGAGGCCATGCTGCAGAACGCCTCGGCCACCGGAGGCCTGCGCGGCGGGAACCTCCAGGGTGCGCTGGCGCAGTTCCGGCCCGCGATGCTGCAAGAGGCGCTCGACCAGCAGTACGCGCGCCTCGGTGGGCTCACCGCACTCGGGCAGCAGTCCGCTGCGGGTGTGGGTGCTGCGGGCATGGAGACGGGGCGCGGCGTCGCCGGTCTGCTCCAGCAGCAGGGCGCAGCCCGCGCAGGCGGCACGCTCGGCCGCGCGGCGCCGTTCGCCAACCTGCTCCAGACGCCGTTGCAGATGTACGGCATGGGCGTGGGCAGCGGACGGATTCCGTTCCCGTCGTTCGGGGGTGCGCAGGCCGCGTTCTCGCAGACCGGCCTCGGCTCGTCAGGGTTCGGCACCGGGCTGGCCTACGGAAATCAGGACATCGGCCAGTTCGTCAGCGACCGCCGCCTGAAGACCGACATCACGCGCCTGTCCACGCGCTCCGATGGCCTCGGCGTCTACCAGTTCCGCTACGTCTGGGGCGGCCCGCTGCACATCGGCCTGATGGCGCAGGAGGTCCAGCCGCTGTACCCGGACGCCGTGCTGCAGCGCGACGGATACCTCATGGTCGATTACGGCCGCGTTCCCGGAGGCTGACGACATGGCACTCGGCCCGATCAACTACCAGATGCAGGTCGCCACGCCGTTCGAGAGCGTGCTGCAGGGGATGCGCGTGGGTGCGCAGATGGCTGACGTTGAGATGGCTCGACAGCAGCAGGCTGTGCAGATGGAGGCCATGCGGCAGAAGGCTGCGCTGGAGCAGCAGGCCGCGCAACGTGCCGCGGCTAACGAGGTCGAGTTGCAGCAGCTTCAGGCGGTGCCATTCGAGCAGATGTCTCGGCAGCAGCAATTGCGGCTGATGCAACTGACCAACAGTGAGGCTAACCGTGCGTTCATCGGGCGTCAACTTGAACAGATGCCCGCGGCTGTCATTGAGAACCGCCTGCGCAGGTTTGGTAGCGTGGTGAACGCGCTTGCGTTGAATCCTGAAATCGGAGTCAGGTTGCTGCGAGAGTCGGCGGAAGCAGAGCAAGGCCCTACGGAGAGGAAGGCGCTTGAGGATGCGGCGCGCGTAGCCGAACTTGACCCGATAGCCGCTGCTCGCATGGTCCACGGCATGATGGACTTCGTGGCCGCAACCGGCAACGAACGAGCCAGCAAGATCGCCGACGCGGTGGTCAACAACCTCAAGCGTGCAAACAAGCCGCTGTACCCGGAAGCCCCCGGGAAGCCGATGGTGGTTGCTCCGGGCTCTACGGTGCTGCAAGACGGCCAAGTAGTGTTCACCGCACCGGCAGCGCCGGGGGCGCCAACTGAGGTCGAGCGGCTGACCGAACGCCTGAAAGACCCTGCGCTCACGCCGCAGGCTCGGCAGGCGATTGAGGGAAGGCTTCGCATTTTGACGACGAGGGAGCCGCCTAGAGAGCCGCGTGAAGCAAGAGAGCCAGTTGTTCAGGCCGTTGACCCCGATACTGGGCGAACAATCTTTGTCACTCAGAGCGAGGCACTTTCCCGCCGATTGTCGCCTGCGTCCAGCGCACGGCCCGAGACGCCCAACGTCTCCGAGCAGCAAGCCTCGGCGGCTACGCGGCGGCTGCTTCAGCGCGCCAAAGAGATCAGCGCAGCAGTTAAGCGAAATCCTAAGTCAGAAGCGCCTAGTGCTGTTGAAGCCGGCATGGAGAACACCCCACTGCTGTCCAGAGCCACCAATCTTGTGCGCGACACAGATAGGCAAATCGTATCCTCGGCGCAAAACGATGTGCTGGACGCATTGCTGTACCTCGCTACCGGGGCTGCGTACAACAGAGAGCAGTTGGAACAGCAAAAGAGCGCGTACCTTCCAGTATGGTCCGACGATCCTGCTACTCGCGCAACGAAGCGGCAGCGGTTGGCACAGGCGATTGAGGGCGCTAGGGTGCGCGCCGGAAGAGCGTGGACGCCCGAACTGGAAGAAGAGTTGAACAAGCTGCTGGCGTCTCCGACGATGCAGTCGGGCGCAGGCGCTGCTCCAGCCGGAACAGGCCAATGGCGCCTGTTGCCGACCACGCCGAGGTAACCGCATGGCTACCCAAATCTATCGCGTCCAAGACCCGAATGGCGTGGTCCGCGAGATCGAAGGCCCCGCTGGTGCCAGCGAGGAGGATGTAATCCGTGAAGCGCAGCGGCTTTTCGCTGCCGCGCCGCCCGATCCTGGTCAGCAGATGTTCGAGCAGCGCCGGCGGCAAGTGGGCAATATTGTCGGCGGCGCGGTTCGTGGCGCCGGGTCTATCGGCTCAGTGCTGACTGAGGCCGCGCGCACCGCGGCGCCAGCGGCCATCGGCGGTGAGCCTACCGAGACGTTCCTGCCGCGCGTGCAGCAACGCATGAGCGACATCACGGCGGCATTGATTGACATCGGCGTTGACCCCGAATCGGCCGCGTTTCAGGTGTCCAAACTCGCCACCGAAATCGGCGGCACGCTTGGTGTAGGACCGGTGCTCGGTGGACTGGCGCGTACCGCTGGCGCGGCGCGGGTCGGCGGCGCGCTGGAGGCTGGCGGCATGGGCTCTGCTGGCGCGGCGGGTCTGACTGGTTTTCCCGCCATCGGTACACGCATGGCAGCAGGCGGCGCCGCAGGCGCGGCGACCACGGCACTTGTCGAACCTGGCGAGATCGGCACTGGAACGGCCATTGGTGCGTTCTTGCCCGCGGTACCGGCAGTCTACGGTTTTGGTCGCAGCGTCGTTCAGCCAGTTCTTCAGCCTCGGCAAGTTGCGGAAAACCGCCTTGTTTCGGCGCTTGGTGGCCAAGAAGAAGAGGCGATCAGCGCGCTGCGTGGGACGCGCGATATGCCGACCGCAGCAGGGTATCAGCCTACGCTGAGTGAGCGGCTTGTCGAGGGTGGCATTACATCGCCCACCATCGCCGCGATGGAGCGTCGCGTATCGCGCGTTTCGGACACGCAGAACCGCATGGTGTACGAGGCTCAACAAGAGCGCATCGGCGCGCTGAAGGGGCAACTGGAGCGCATCAACTCCAATCTGCAGCGCCAGGCAGGCGTGATGAACCCGCAGGCGTTTGCCGATCTCACGGCTACCCGTGACTCGGTGATGCGCAGCATCCAAGAGGAAACGGCGGCGTTCGACGACGCCACGCGGGCGCTCGGTGAAGGGCTCGCCAACGCCTCACAGATTCGCATCGGAGAGGTGCTATCGGGCGCGGCCGAGGCGAGTCTGAAGAAGGCGCGCGAAGAGATCGTGACGCCTGCGTACAACCGCGCATTTGAGCTTGCTCCCCCCAGCACCAAGATCAACTTCCAAGGCGTTGTCAACGCCGCGCGCGAAATCAGGGCCATGCCGCTTGCCGAACTCAAGGCCATCGCGCCTGAGACGGCCAAGATTCTTGACCTGTATGGACCGCAACCCATTCCCGCCACGCTCCGAGGCGGCGCGAAGAAGCGGGCTCAGGAAGCTGCTGCAAAGGCCGTCCCCGAGGTAACGCTGGAGCAGGCCGACGCGCTCAACAAGGCGCTCAACATCGACCTTGCTGCTCTCAGTCGGTCAAGCGACTCGACATCTCGAATCATCAGGTCCAACCTGATGCAACTCAAGACATCGCTCAAGAGCGCCATCGACAGCAGCCCACTGTCTGACGAGGCCAAGAAAGCCTACGAGGCCGCCAAGAACCTGCACGGCAAGGAAGTGGCCGACAAGTTCTACTCTGGCACCGCGTCGAAGTTGCAGCGCATGAGTTCGGCCAACGTACCGTTGCTGCCGAGCGAGCGCATCGTCAGGACAATGCTCGGATCCGAAACAGGCGCGACCGACTTGCTTGCTGCAGTCGGGCGCGAGCCGGCCACGCTCAACGCCATCTCGCAAGGTGTGGAGGACGAGTTTCGACGCCGCGTGTTTGTCAAGGGCCGCATCGACCCCAACCGCGCGGCGAAGTTTTTGGCCGACAACCAGCGCCAACTTTCGCTGATGGACAATGCTGGCGCGAACATCACCGGTCGTCTGCAATCGGTGCAGCAGGAAGCCGCTCGCATCGACGAGGGCTACCGGGCGCTTGCCGAGGAGGCCAAGCAGTTCAAGCAGCCCACGGCCGCGGCGCTTGTGGATGATCTGCTGAAGAACTCCAACAAGATGGGTGTGGCGCTTCGCCGCATGGACGAGCCGGCTAAGGCGGCGCTGTCGGCCAACCTGAGCGAACGCATCAACGCTGGCATTCGTGACGGCAACTATGAAGACGCGCTGCGACTGTTGCGCGACCCAAAGACCTCCGAATCGATGAAACTCGGTCTTGGTTCAGTGCAGTACAACCGCTTGCTGAATCAGGCGCAGATTGGTGGCGAGGTCAAGAAGTTACTGGCCAGCCCGCAACTTGCCGGCGTCGAAGCCAAGATGCCAACGGTGCTCAATGGGTTCACCACAGACCAACTGATGAGTTTGGAGAACGTGGCCCGCGACATCGCTCGCATCCGTCGAGTGGACAACTTGGCAGGGTTTGGGGCGCAAACCGCAACACCCAACGTCGCAGCGCTGGCAAGCGAAGAGGCAGCACAGGTTGGCGCATCGGCGAAAGGCTTCCCTGTTTTGCTTGACCGATTGGCCACAATGGCTCGTAGCGTGTGGGTCAACGTCGAGGAGCGTATCAACAAGCGCGTCGCGGCTGAGTTGAGCTACATGATGTACAAAAACCCGGACGGCGCGATTGAAATGATCCGCAACGCGCAGCGCCGCGCAAAAGACGCCCGCAAGCCTGGCCCTCGCGCCCGCGTAGCAACTACCGGTGCTATCGTCGGAGGCGCGCAAATGATGTCTCCAGAGGAACCCCAACCATGACCACCCTCTCCATCCAGCCCCCGTTCCCGATCTTCAGCGACCGCGACGGCCAGCCGCTGGAGAACGGCTACGTCTGGATCGGCACGGCGAACCTGAACCCGATCACGAACCCGGTGGCGGTGTACTGGGATGCGGGGCTCACGCAGCCCGCTGCCCTGCCGGTGCGCACGATCAACGGCTACCCGGCCAACAACGGCACGCCTGGGCGGCTGTACGTCGCATCGGACTTCTCGATCACGGTGCAGGACGCCAAGGGGTCGTTGGTCTATAGCGCGCCTGCGGCTGGCGACAGGTTCAGCGCGGTCGAGGTTTCGTTCCTCCAGGCCGGCACCGGGGCCGTGGTGCGGTCGGCGCAGAGCAAGCTGCGCGACACGGTGAGCGTGAAGGACTTCGGCGCGGTGGGCGATGGGGTGGCCGACGACACGGTGGCGATTCAGGCGGCGATCAATGCCGCAAATGGTCGCACGTTATATCTGCCCGCCGGAACATATCGACTCAATAGCGGGCTTTCCTACGTCACCTCGGGAAGCAGCGTATTCACGAAAGGTTTAGCACTTATCGGGGATGGGCCGGATGCGACGGTGCTGGACTTCAGAGGCTCGACGCAGGCAATCAACATCGACACCGACGCATCCGCCGAATTTCAGATGTGGATCAGGTTTGAGGGAATCAAGCTTGTCGGAAGCTCGGCATCCGGCACGGCTGATGGCATACGCCTTCGCAGGGCCTACATGGTCGCCCTGGATCATGTTTGGATCACGGGCTTTCCGGGCGACGGTGTGGCCATCGTAATGAATGAGGGCGATCTGGACGGCAGCAACATGGTTCATCTGCGGCAATGCCGCATCGAGAATTGCGCAGGCTGGGGCATCAACAGCGACGTTACCGGCCCTTACAACGAGTTCTCGTTTCTGCTTCTTGAACATACATTCATTCAGCAATGCGGAACTGCATCCGTGACCGTGCCGCCGCCTTCTGGAGGCATGAAGTGGAAGGGGCAGGTGCTGCACGCCTTGGATAGCTGTATCGTCATTTGTGAGAATGTCGGGCTCTACATTCAGGGCGGCGCCGGGTTATCCAATACGGCGACCCTCTCAAACTTTGTTTTGGAGAACAACAAAAAGCTCGGTTTGTATTGCGACGGAATCAACGGGCTAACCTGGGATCGAGGCCAGATTTACAACAATGACTTATATACCGCAACGCGGGGCGTCGAGTTCAACGCAGCATCGAACTCAATTCGCGGGATCGATATACGCGGAATCGTGATAAGGGCAACAAGCGGAAATAATGCAATCCAGGCTTTCACGATTGGCGGCGCGGCTGCTGACCTTGATACCTGCCGAGTGCGAAACACCATTTGGCAAAACTTCGACCATGCTGGGCAAGTTCGATTTAGCGGATGGCAATTCGATGTTGTGCCCAAAACGTGCGACCTTGTGACCCTCTCATCGACCGATGCGGTTCTGAGGTTTAGGTTTGCGCTTGGCATCGGAAACAAGATGCCGCTTCGATTGCGCGGCACCGGCTCCACCAGCGGGGAATGGGTCGAGTATCAAGTAAACACGCCAGGAATTTTGTTGACCAATTCAGGGCTTTCCGCAAATACCCGTTATTACGTTTACTTGTGGGATGACAACAATACGGTTCGCCTTGAGGCGAGCACGACCGCATTTGCTCTTGACACGGCGAGCGGGTACTCGGTCAAGACCGGCGACGCAACCCGGCTTTACGTTGGCAGCATAGAAACCAACGCAAGCGCCGAGTTCAAGACTTCCGCGGGCGGATGGCTGAATCCTGTTCTTGTTCCAGGCTCCCAGGTTGGCGTCTACACATATATGTGGACGGATAGCAGCGGGCGGCTCCGGGTTCGATACGCGGTAGAGCCCTCATCGGATACCGATGGCACTATCGTGGGCACACAGACATGATCCCCCGCGACAAGTTGCTCCACATCGCCCTCGGCGTCCTGGCCATCGCCTGCGCGCTGGGCGCGCTCTTCATCCACGCCTGGTTCGGCCTGGGCGCGTGCCTGGCCTACACCACGACCGCGGTGGGCGTGCTCTACGAGGTGCAGCAGTGGTATCGCAAGGAAGGCCAGCCTGACCTGATCGACGCAATCGCAACCGCTGCGCCCGGATGGCTGGCGTGGCTCGTCTTGGAGATGATGAAGTGAGCCCACCCTACGACGGCCCAGAGCGGCGCACGGACACACTGACCGAGGATCGCGTGAAGCTGATGATCGCGGAGGCCGTGCAGCAGGCGCTCACGAACCACGAGCAGCATCTGACGGCGCACATGGACAAGCAGTTCGCGGCGCTGCGGCAGACGTTCGCCGAGGCGTTCCCGGGCGGCGACCCGCACGGGCACCGCATCGCGCACGAGAAGGCCATCGCCAACGCTTCGTGGTGGGACAAGGTGAAGTCCGACGCCTTCGCCAAGACGGCTAGCCTCGGCCTGTGGGCGGCGCTGGTATTCCTGGCGGTGGGGGTGTGGGAGCATGTGAAGAACGAGGTGAAGCGATGAGCCCCCGCTTCTCGTTCAGCGCACGCAGCCGCAAGAACCTCGAAGGCGTCCACCCCGACCTCGTGCGCGTGGTGCATCGGGCGCTGGAACTGAGCGACGTTGACTTCGCGGTCATCGAGGGCCTGCGCACGAAGGACCGGCAGGCCGAACTGGTCGCCAAGGGCGCCAGCTGGACGATGGCCAGCCGGCACATCACCGGCCACGCCGTGGACCTCGCGCCGTTCGTCGCCGGCAGCATCCGGTGGGACTGGCCGCCGTTCTACCGCATCGCGGGCGCGATGAAGATGGCCGCGCAGGAACTCAAGGTGCCGGTGCGCTGGGGTGGCACATGGCGCTCGCTGGAGATGCTGCAACTGCCCGTCACGCAGTCGAGCCTGCACCCGTCGCAGGCAGATGGACCCCACTACGAGCTACCTCGGGAGACGTACCCATGAACCCACTGATCCTCGGCCCGCTCTTCGAGATGGGCAAGACTCTGCTTGACCGCTTCGTGCCCGACCCCGAGGCGAAGCGCGAAGCGGAGGCCGAGTTCCTGCGCATGGCGGCCGATGGCGAACTGAAGCAGGTCATCGCGCAGCTGGAGATCAACGCCCGCGAGGCCACGCACGCCTCGGTGTTCGTCGCCGGCTGGCGGCCTGCGTTCGGCTGGTGCGGTGCGCTGGGGTTCCTGTACGCCACCATCGGCCAGCCGCTGCTGGCCTGGGGCGCTGCGATCAAGGGATGGCCTGCGCCCCCTGCGCTGAACCTCGACCTGCTGTGGGTCGTGATCACCGGGATGCTGGGGATCGGCGGGCTCAGGACGTTTGAGAAGACGAAGGGTGTGACGAAGTAGGTTAGTGCCTCTCCTGCGGCAACCCCCGCAGCAGCTCCCGGTACGCCACCAGCGCGCAGGCTACGTCCTGCTGGCTGAAATCGAGCAGCATCTGCAGCCGCTTGATCTCCTCCTCCTGCTCGCGTAGGCGCTCATTGGCGTCGTGGGCGAACTGCACCAGCGACTCTTTCGACCAGCTGTAGAAGTCGGCCATCACAGGTTCCCCATCACCAGCAGCACCACGATGCACAGGGCGCAGATCGCGGTCACGGCACGCAGGACATCGGTGGCGACGACCTTGAGCATGTCGTGCTCGGGCTCCTCCAGGCCGAGTTCGGTGGCCGCCTCGGCTGCCTGCGGGTGCCTGCCCTGCTGGTCGCAGCCCAGCGGGATGCGCGGCTGGCGCAGGATCGTCGGCTCGGTGCCGTCGGTGTAGTAGTGTTCCATCACTTTCCCTCGTAGAGTTTCCCATCCGGCCCGCACTGCCCGCCCTCGTCGGAGGCATCGATACAGTAGGGCCGCAGGTCAGCGCCGACGCGCGCAGAGAGCATCTGCCGCACCAGCAAGTTCGGGTGCTGCGCGCGGGTGCAGCGTAGCACCCCTTCATTCCCCTCGCCACGCTTCAGGCGCGAGTGCTTGCACGACTCGCACCTCTCGCGGCGCTGCCACCAGGCCAGCGTGGCCGGGTGAGGGGTCAGGAATCGTTGGTCGAGTTGCATCAGAAGCTCGGGTTTTCCTGGCACGCGCAGAGCTGGCCGCTCGCGTCGTAGCCGATGCCGTGGCAGTCGGGGCAGGGGTTGATGCCGTGGCGGGCTAGCCGGTCCCTGGCCCACTCGTTGAGGTGCGCGTTGATGCGCTCGATCTCCGGCGCGTTGGCCGCGATGATTCGCTCCCTCTCGGCTGCGGCGACGAGGGCGGCGAAGCGTTCCAAACGATCCTCGATTGAAGTCGTGTGTACTTCGGGCCAGTTCCACCCAGCTTCCCGCGCCATGCGGATGATGTCGTCGCGGTCGGTGGTCATGTTCTCGACCTCTCCGGCCACCACGCGGGCCGGTCTGTCCATTCGATTTCGTGCGGGTATACCGAGCATGGCGTTTTTGCGCATTCCTCTGCGGTTTGCGCGTTCTCACGGACATTTACCGCCACGCTCCACCCCTTTCCGTCCCACCACCGCAGGATTTTTGAGCTGCGCGATACACCCGCAGGCCACCAGCCGATAGATGGCGGCGGGCCTTTGTGCCATGTGGTCATGTCTGTCCTCCTTCCGCTTTGGCGATGGCGGCGCGGGCCGCTTGAAAAGCCTTCCAGTCCGCGACAAGGTCTTCACAGTGCGAACAAGTTTCAGCCATGTGGCGGCAAGCAAAAGTCTTTGGCTTGTCCTCTTGTCTGGCCGAGTGAGAACCGTAGCGGGATACCATGTCCTTCAACGCCTCCAGCAGTTCGGCGTTCACCTTCCGCAGTTCGTCGCGTTCGCTCTCCAGACGGTTGCATTCACGGAGGTACAGTTCGATCTGCTGGTGCGGCTCCTCGCGCTCTTTCCACAGCATCTCGTTCTCGGCGTGCAACCGGCGCAGTGCGGCGGCGGATTTATGTGGCACGACCTCTCCAGCGTAATCAATTTCAAGGTCATCAGCTAACTGCAGAGCTAGTGCTTTCTCAGTCATCTCCACGCCTCCCGATCCAGATGCCCAGCAGCAGCGCTATGATGAAGGTGATGCCGATCTCCAGCTTCAGGGTCTTGAACACGGCGGTGTACTCCATGCACTCGGCGGGGATCATGTGTTTCGCTCCTTCAGCGCCTGCTCGATGGCGCGGGCGAACGGTATTGCCGTGGCGCGAACGTCGCTTCTGTCGGGTCTGGGCCAGAGCGTCCGTTGATTGTGAAACGTAAGTTCTCTGATCTCCTCCTCCGTCAGCGACTGCCACTCGCGGCGGGGTGGGTGGGTGTAGAGGGGCGTCAGCGTTTCGCCCTCGCTGATCACGGGCTTGTTTATGCGAAAGATGAAGTGCCGTCCGTCTTTGTCCGTGACCATCCACGCCACCGGCTCCTGCTCCTGCTCCTGCTCCTGCTGCGCCAGCGCGGCGCGGAGGGCGGTGACTGCCGCATCATGTTTGCTCATCAGATGCGGTGCGGGGCAGCTAAACCCCAACGCCTCCAGCGCCTGCTGGGCGGCTTTCTTCAGGTCATTCATTCCCCAGCCTCCTTCAGATAACCCGTCAACCGCTTGATCTTGCTCTCGTAGTACCGGCACAGTCCATCCGCATATTCCCTACTCGACTGCGCCGAGAGCAGGCCGCGCTTGGCGTCCTCCAGCTCACGGGCGGCGAGGACCAGGGCGGCGGGTGGCGAGAGCCAACGCTTCAAGGTTTCGATCACTTCGTCACCTCCTTCAGCAGTTCCATCCGCTCGCGCGCAGCGCGCAGCGCGCAATACCGCTGGTGCAGCCGCTCTACGAACGTCACGCGGCGCGGGCCGAATAGTTCGGCGTCGAGCATCGCCTTGACCTCATCCTCACTCAGCCGATGCAGCACGGCGTTGAGCGCGCGCCAGTTTGTTTGCCTTGTCACGGTCAATCCTTTCTTGCAATGTGTCCACAGCCCTCACCGCACGCGCCAGCGCCTTCTGCGCCGACCCATACGCCCGCTTGCACAGCCGCAACTCGGCTCGGGCCACCTTCAACTTGTCCTGTAGCGTGTTCATTTCAGCGCCTCCAGCGCAAGTGATGCAAGACTACGCTTGTCTTGCAGAGATGTCAAAATCTTTTTGTCAATGGTGTTGTCGGTCAGCAGCACATAGTTCCACACCTCTCGCGCCTGGCCGCTGCGGTGCAGCCGGCCGATGGCCTGCTCGTACAACTCCAGCGACCACGGCAGCGACAGCCACACCATGTGGTGCCCGCCGTGCTGCAGGTTCAGGCCGTGCCCAGCCGACGCCGGGTGCGCCAGCAGCACCTCGACCTTGCCGGCGTTCCATGCATCGATGGCCCCGGCCGTTTTGGCATCAACGGCCTGCGGCAAGCGGCGCAGCAACTCGTCGCGCTGCTCGACGTACTGATACCAGACGATGGTGGGTGCGCGCTGGTTCTCGGCCAGCAGGTCTTCCAGCGCGTCGTACTTGTGCGACGACAACAGCCGCGCGGCGTTGCCCGTGTAGATGAACCCAGCGGCAAGCTGCTGGAGCTTCTGCGTCACGACCGCCGCGCTCTCAGCCACCGCCGTCTCGTCAGGGAACTGCAGCACGAAGTTCTTGCGCATCTCCTCGTACTCGCGCATCTCCATCGTGAGCGGCACCTCGACCGTGTGCAGCGGCGGGAGCTTGTCCTTGTACTCGCCTGGTTCCAGCAGGAATGTCCACGGCTTGACGCGCTTCATCACGCGCTCCAGCGACCCCGGCATCGCCTCCCACTCGGTGTGCGTGCCCCGCACACGCTGGAAGAAATACTGTTGCTGGAACGCGCCCTTGCTGCGGCCGAGCATGGTCTGGTCAACGATCTTGCACTGGCCGAAAACATCCTCCAGACCGTTGCTGGTGAAGGAGCCTGTCAGGCCCCAGCGAATCTCCATGCCCTTGATGACCTTCTCCAGCGCCTTGAACCGCTTGCCGCTCGGGTTTTTGAGGCGCGTGAGTTCATCGAAGACGATGCCGTTGAACTCGCTCAGGTCGAGTTCAGCCGCCCACTGCAGGTTGTCGTAGTTCAGCACCACCACGTCGGCGTGGCGGTCGTACAGCGCCGAGATGCGCTGCTGGGGCGAGCCCACGGCCACGCGCACCTTGAGGTCGGGCGTCCACTTCGCGGCCTCGACTGGCCACACATGCTCGGCCACGCGCAGCGGCGCGAGCACCAGCCAGCGCGTGCTCTCGTTTTGCACCATGTCGCGCATGGCCGTGAGCGTGATCGCGGTCTTGCCCGCGCCGACCGGCGCCAGCACCAGCGCCCGGTCACGCTCGTAGAGGAAGTCAGCCGCCTGGTTCTGATACTCGCGCAATGAAAGCATCAACGTCCTCCTTAGACCACACGATTTCGTAGTTGCACCCCAGCCCCTTGATCTCGTCGAGGAACACGCGCTGCAGCGGCGACAGCCGCCCGCCCATCTGCTTGACCTCAACAAACCAGATGCGTCCGCCTGGCAGCACGACGATGCGGTCGCTCACGCCTCGGTGGGCGGGGCTCACGAACTTGTACGCCCGCCCGCCAGCGTCCTTGACGCGGCGAACGAGATAGGCTTCTATGTCTTTTTCCAGCATGACCGCATCGTAACACGAAAAAACTTCTTGACAAGCCCGACTGTAGGGCTATGATCGGGGCTCGTTCAATCCTCTGGAGTCTTCTGAAATGCAGACCATCAGCATCCATCACGTCAAGAGCGTGGTCATCACGGAGCCCGCGACCAAGGGGCCGCCCCAGTGCCGCTACAACCACCAGCAGATCAAGCTGGTGCTGGAGAGCGGCGACATCGTGGAGATCGACCTCTACGCCGACGAGCTGGAGAACCTCAATGGCTGAACACTCCAAGATCGTCGGCGGTTCGACCGCTGGCCGCGTCATCAACTGCCCCGGCAGCGTGGCGCTGGTGCAGCGGATGCCGCCGCAGGTCGAGAACAAGTACATGGCCGAGGGCACCATGCTGCACGGCTGCATGGAAGACCTGCTGGCCGAGAACGGCGACATGGGCGACATCATCGCCAAGCACAAGCTCGACGACGACCAGGCCGACAAGCTGCAGTTCTGCCTTGACGCGCTGGACGAGATCGACCCCGACCAGAAGATGACCTTCGTGCAGGAGGCGCAGGTCGGCTTTGCTGGCGTGCCGGAACTCGACGGCGTGTTCGGTCACGCCGACCTGATCGGCCGGCTGGGCGGGCGCGTCATCGTGCTGGACTGGAAGTTTGGCGACGGCGTAATGGTCGAGGCCGAGGAGTCCGCGCAGGGCCTGTTCTACGCTGCTGCGGCCAAGCGCACGCTTGCGTGGGCCTTTGACGGTGCGGCCGAGGTCGAGATCGTCATCGTGCAGCCGCCGCACACCCGGCGCTGGGTCACCACGGTGTCGCGCGTCGAAGAGTTTGAGCGGCAGTTGATAGCAGCTGTCAAGACGGCCAAGCGCCCCGCCGCGCCGCTGGCGATGGGCGACCATTGCCGTTGGTGCCAGGCCAAGCCGATCTGCCCGCAGTACAACGGGGCTGTGGCCCGCGCCACGCACCGGGCGCTGGACACGCTCAACCCCGAGGAACTGGGCCAGGCGCTGGCGCTGGCCGAGAAGCTGGAAGACTTCATCGCCGAGGCGCGGGCGCTCGCGCAGCAGCGGCTTGAGAAAAGTCTGCCGGTGCCGGGGTATAAACTGGTAGCCAAGCAAGCGCGCCGGAAGTGGGTCAAACCCGACGACGCGGCGGCGTGGCTCAAGCAGCAGGGTGTCGAGCCCTACACGCAGGAGATTCTTTCGCCGGCTCAGGCCGAGACGGCGTTGAAAAAGAGCAAGCTGGCATTGCCCGACGGTCTCGTCGCCGCAGTGTCGAGCGGCAACACCATCGCGCAGGAGTCCGACAAGCGGCCGGCCGTGGTGCTCATCGGGCAGCAACTCGTTGCAGCCCTTTCCAAACTGTCCTGAAAGGTTCAATCGTGTCCAATCTGGTCGCATTCAAGTCCGCTGGCCTCCCGGCCGTCACGTCCCTCGCCACCGCGCTGCGCTCCGTCGCCCCCGACATCGCGGGCGGCGGCACCGTCATCCTCAAGATGGACCGCACGGGCCATTGGGTGTTCGGCGCGGATCAGGACGAGGTGGAGGACGGCAGCAAGTGGGCCGTCAATCCGTTCTCGTTCGTCCACGGGTTCATCGCGTGGGGTGAGGGCGAGGTGCTGGGCGAGAAGATGGTGCCCGTCACCCAGCCGCTGCCCGACATGGAGGCCGCGCCCCCCGGCGCGAAGAAGGGCTGGGAGCCGCAGGTCGGCTTCAGCCTCAAGTGCGTCAGCGGCGAGGACGCTGGCATGGACGCCCGCTACACCGTCACCAGCGTGGGCGGGCGGCGTGCGGTGCAGGCGCTGGCGGTGGAGATCGCCACGCAGGTCGATAAGGACCAGAGCAAGCCCGTGCCGGTGGTCAAGCTCGGCAAGGATCACTACCAGCACAAGTCCTACGGTCGCATCTACACCCCGGTGTTTGACGTGGTGGAGTGGGTCGGCATGGAAGGCCCCGAGGCGCCTGAGCCCGCGGAGGCCGCGCAGCCCGAGCCCACGGGCCGCCGCCGTCGCGCGGCCTGATCGTCAACTTGCATGGGATGGGGGCTACGGCCCCCATTTTTGACTGTGACGATCCTTTGGCTGGATTTTGAGACGCGCTCCCGCGTGGACATCACGGCGGCGGGCGTCTACAACTACGCGCAGGACATGAGCACCGAGGTGCTGTGCATGTCCTACGCCTTCGACGACGATGAGGTCGTCACCTGGCGCCCCGGCGAGACATTCCCCGAGGCCGTGCGGCAGCACACCGGCCAGATACGGGCGCACAACGCCGCGTTTGAGCGGTTGATCTTCTGGTATGTGCTGCAGATCAACTTCGATCTGGAGCAGTTCTATTGCACCGCAGCGCAGGCTCGCGCGAACTGCGCGCCTGGCAGCTTGGAAGACGTGGGCCGGTTCGCTGGCGCGGGCATGCGCAAGGATCACCGGGGCGCGCAACTGATCCGGCTGCTGTCCATCCCGCAGGCCGATGGCACCTTCCGCGAGGACGCGGCGCTGATGGCCGAGATGGCGGCCTACTGCGAGCAGGACGTGCGGGCCATGCGGGCGTTCAGTCAGGCCATGCGCGACCTGTCAGCCGACGAGCTGGCCGACTACCACGCCAACGAGCGCGTGAACGACCGCGGCGTGCTGGTCGACGTGGCGCTGTGCCGCGCGGCGCAGCAGTACGCCGTCCAAGAACTGGACGCCATCCAAGCCGAGGTGCGGGAGATCACCGAGGGCGTCATCACCAGCGTGCGCAGCCCGCGCATGCGCGAGTGGGTCTGGGAGCGCGTCGGCCCCGAGGCGCGGCGCCTGATGACGGTCCACAAAGACGGCGAAGAAAAGCAGTCCATCGACAAGTCCGTCCGTGCCGCGCTACTGATTCTAGCCGAGGAAAACCCCGACGAGGTGCCGGCGCACGTCGCTGACGTGATCCAGTGCGCCGATGACCTCTGGGCCTCCAGCGTGGCGAAGTTCAAGCGGCTGGAGGAACTGGCCGACGTGGAAGACCACCGGGTGCGCGGCGCGTTCGTCTTCGCGGGCGGCGCGGCCACCGGGCGGGCGTCCAGCTACGGGGCGCAAGTCCACAACTTCACCCGCAAGACCGCCAAAGACCCGCAGGCCGTGCGCCACGCGATGGTGCGCGGCCACCAGATCGTGCCTCAGTTCGGCAAGCGGGTAACCGACGTGCTGCGCGGCATGCTGCGCCCGTCGCTGATCCCCGCGCCTGGCCACTCGTTCGTCGTGGCCGATTGGTCGGCCATCGAGGGCCGGGTCAACCCGTGGCTGGCGAAGTCGCCCGCGGGCGAGGCCAAACTGGACGCCTTCCGGCAGCGCCTGGACGCCTACATCGTCAACGCCGCTGCGACCTTTGGCCGCCCCTATGCCGACATCCTGGCCGGCTACGAGGACGAGGAGCCCGAGGCGACGGCGCAGCGCCAACTCGGCAAGGTGCAGGAATTGGCCTGCGGCTTCGCGGGGAGCGTCGGCGCGTTCAACGCGATGGGCCGCGCCTACGGCGTCGTGCTGCCCGAGGTCGAGAGTCGGCGCATGGTCAACGCCTGGCGGCGCGCGAACCCGTGGGCGCCTGCGTTCTGGTCGGACCTTGAGCGGGCCTACATGGCCGCTATGCGTAAGCGCGGGCAGGAGTTCAGCGCGGGCCGGATAACCTACCTGTTTGACGGGGTTCACCTCTGGTATGCGCTGCCGTCCGGGCGTATCCTCTGCTACCCCTATGCGCGCCTGGACTCTGACGGTATCAGCTACGCCAAGGCCGCCTGGAAGCCTGCGGCCGACGCCAAGGAGTGGCCCCGAGCCCGCCTGTGGCCGGGGCTGGCGTGCGAGAACGTCACGCAGGCCACCGCGCACGATCTGCTGCGCGGGGCGCTGCGGGCTCTGCCCGAGGCCGTGCTGCATGTCCACGACGAAGTGGTCTGCGAGACGGCCGACCCCGAGGGCACGACTGAACTGATGCGGCGCGTGATGACGACGCCGCCTGAGTGGGCGGCAGGTCTGCCGCTGGACATTGGCATCAAAACGATGGAGAGATACGGGAAATGACAACGACAGCAGAGTTCATCGAATGGCTGGCCGCGCTGGCCCCCGAGGGCGAGACGGCCCTGATCGTGCGGCAAACCCCCCGGCGCGGGGAGGGCGGCGAGGTGCAGTTGCACCCCGATGGGGCCGTGAAGGCGACCTGGCCGGCGTTCCTGCCCACGCGCAGGGTGAAGGCCGACGAGGCGTGGTTTGGCAATACGGCCAGCTTTGTGATCGACCGCTTCATCGTGGGCAAGCCAAGCGCCAGCGCGGCGAACTGCGAGTATGTGCTGGCGATGATGCTGGACGACATCGGCACAAAGTCCAAGGAGCCGCCGCTGGCCCCGACATGGATCATGGAGACGAGCCCCGGCAACTATCAGTGGGGCTACGCCTTTGGCGAACAGCCGACGAAGGCCGAGTATGCCGCCGCCATCGAGGCGATTGCCGAGGCGGGCTACACCGACCCCGGCGCGTGCAACCCGGTGCGCAATTTTCGCTTGCCCGGGTCGGTCAACCTCAAGCCCAACGCGGGCGGGTTCGCCGCGCGCCTGGTGGAGTTCGACCGCAAGCGGGAATACTCGCTCGCGGAAATATGCGCCGCGCTGGGCGTCACGCCCAAGCCCGTCTCGTCGAGCGGGCCGAAGCCCGTGCGCCTGGCCGACGATGGGGCCGACGATGTGGCCGCCTGGCTGTCAAGCCGCGGGCTGGTGCTGTCGCGCCCGAATCCGCAGGGCTGGATGGGCGTCGTGTGCCCGAACGCCGCCTCGCACACGGACGGCAACCCCGAGGGCCGCTATCTGCCTTCCGGCCGGTCGTTTTGCTGCCTGCACTCGCATTGCGTTGATCTTGATTCCGCGTGGTTCCTCGATTGGGTGGCCGAGCAGGGCGGGCCGAAGCACACGCCTGGCCTGCGCGACGAACTGCTGCAGGCCGCCATGCTGCAAACCATCGGCCGCCTGACGCCGCCGCCTGAGCTGGCCGCCGAGGCCGCGCAGGCACTGGCCGAGGTCGAGCGCCGCGAGGTCGGACGGGTCGAGAAGGCCGGCTGGTGGGATCGTTTTGCCTACCTGGTGGCCGATGACGCTTACTTCGACCTTGAGGAGCGCCGGCAACTGTCGCGCGGCAACTTCAATGCGATCTTCCGGCACATCTCATGTCGCTCAATCCATGGCAAGAACCCGAAGATCGAGTCGTCAGTCTGTTATGACGAACACCGGCAGGCCAAGGGCGGCCGAGTGCTGCAGGGCGTCACCTATGCGGCCGGCGAGTCGGTCCTCGTGTCGCGCTCCGGGGATGTGTACGGCAACCGCTGGCGCGACGCGCGGCCCGTGGCCGCCCCGGCGCCGGATGCTGACGTGGGCCGCTGGCTGGCGCACGCCGAGGCGCTGATCCCCGATGCGGCCGAGCGGGCGCATGTGCTGGATGTCATGGCCTACAAGCTGCAGAACCCGCGCGTCAAGGTGAACCACGGCATCCTGCACGGGGGCACGCCGGGCGCGGGTAAGGATACCCTGTGGGCGCCGTTCTTCTGGGCCGTGGGCAAGGCGAATGTCTCGCTTGTGCGGAATGAGGAGATCACCAGCCAATGGGGCTACGCTTACGAGTCGGAAGTCCTTGTCCTGAACGAACTGCGCCAGACTGAGGCCCGGGACCGCCGGGCTCTGGAAAACACCCTCAAGCCGATCCTGGCCGCCCCGCCTGAGACGATCCCGATTCAGCGCAAGGGCCTGCACCCCTACGATGCGCTTAACCGTCTGCTGGTGGTCGCCTTCACAAACGAGCGCGCGGCCATCTCCCTGCCATCGGACGACCGCCGATGGTTCGTCACTTGGTCCGGTGGCGAGCCGATGGCGAAAGACGCTGCCGCCGCCTTGTGGGCCTGGTACGAGACCGGCGGGTATGAGGCCATTGCCGGCTGGCTGCTGGCGCGGGATGTTTCGGCGTTCCAGCCTGGCGCGGCGCCGATGATGACGGAAGCTAAGGCCATCATGCTGCAGGCCGGTTTGAGCGGCTCTGAGGCGTGGATTGTCGAGCAGGCCACCTACCGGCTCGGCCCGTTTGCCCGTGGAGTCGTTGGCGGCCCGTGGCAAGGCCTTTGCGACACGCTCCAAGCCCTGGCCCCCTCGCACCTCAAAATCGTCGTCCCTGCGCTGTTCCACGGGCTCAGGGAGGCCGGCTGGCACGATATGGGCCGGGTTTATAGCGTGGATCACCCGACGAAGCGCCACGCCTACCGCGCGCCCGACTGGACGGGCTCAAAGTCGGACGCGCGCCGGCTGTTGGAGCTTCCTTCGCCCAGTAGCGCGGAAATCATCGCGCGCGTGAAGGGCTAAAAAGAAGGCCCGCCGGCTTGTGGCTGGCGGGCCTAAGCCGCGAGGCGCGGCAGAGAGGAGATGACAACTAGCGGTGCTGACTATAGATCAAGGGCGATGAGGATGCAAGCCGCCACGAGTGCGGCGAGAAGTGCCCAAACCATCAGTCCACCTCGCAAAGCAGGCCAATAAGGGTAATGGGCAGGGCCAGCCACCACGGGCAGAAGGTCCAGATGACGGCCAGCGAAGCGCAGACGAGGAGGAGGCTCATTCGTCCACCTCCACGCTATCCACGCCCATATAGAACGGCGCGGGTCGGTCGGGCAGGGGCGCGAAGAGTTGCGCGGGCTTGCCGCATAGCCCGTTCGCGCGCCAGTACGCGCCGATGTAGTCCTTCGTGGACATGGCCGGGTCCCATTTCGGATAGGTGCGCTTGCAGGGCTTCGGCCGGGGCTTGCGCAGGGGCTTGAGCGCTGCCAGCTGCAGGGGCACGGTGGAGCCTGGCGCGAGGGTGTACCGGGCGCGGGTTCCGTCGGGGTAACGGGTTTCTATTGTGTGCATGGTCAATCTCCTAGAACGGCGCCGGCTCGGCCGGCAGGGGTGGACGTGGCGCGCGCACGGGCCGCGCGTCCGGGGGCAGGGAAGGGTAATCTAGGGGCACGGGCGGGAAGGGCCACAAGGGGCCTCTACGGGGGTTAGTAGACACAATGCCCCCGGGTGTAGTAGCTATCGGCGCTGGCGCCCGCTGGCACGTCACCGGGGCGCAGGATGTAGAGCGCGGCGCCGCGCGGATCGGGCTGGATGTAGGTCCAGACGGGCTCGGGCATGCGCGCGTTACGGGCGTAAATGATGGATTGCAGGCGCAGAAGCGCGCCCGTCTCGCGGTCGGCCACGGGCCAGCGGCGCCCGCTATCCGCGCGCCAGTACGGGCGCCCGGTGGCATCGTCGCGCTCGATGCAGCCGCCGTCAATGCCGCATTCCAGCTCGTGCCAGCGGCGCAGGGTGAGGCTGACGCGCCGCAGGCGATCGGCTTCGTCGGGCGTGAATCCGAGGGCGCAGAGGGCGTTTTCCTGCGCCGTGAGGCGCGCGGCTTCTTTCTTGGTGGGCATGATGCCGGCTCCGGGTTAGGCTTCGAGGGTGACGGTAAACGCGAGGCGGTCGCTAATGCGCCCGTCTCGGTTCAGGTCGTCGATGAAACACGAGAAGGCTTGCCGCATGGCAGGCTTATCGGTGCGGTACGCCGGTACAGCGGCGCAACGGGCACGCCAGAAGGCGCGGAAGGCGCGGCGCACGTCACGGGCGCGGGTGATTCGGTTCATGATGCGGGCTCCGGGTTAGGCGCGAACGAGGCCAGCAGCGCGCATGGCGGCGCGCCAATATTTGGCCATGCGCGGGGGGTTGGCGCGGCTGTAGTGGACGGACGTCTCGGTCCATTCTCCGCTGTAGGGGTCCTGATAGGGCTCGCTGCTAACCCACTCAAAGGGCTCGCCGCGCGCGGGGCTGCAGGAGGGCATCGAGTGTTCGCGCAGCAGGTTGACCAGCTCGCGGAAGCTCACGCTATCGTCGGTCGATGACGCCTCGCCGTCGGGGCAGTAGTCGCCTTCATCGTCGGCGGGTGCGGGGTAAACGGTTTCGACGCGGGTGATCTGGATCATGTCGTGTCACTCCATGTAGTGTGGGTCTGGCGCTGGTGCACCCCATAGGCGCCCGCACGGGGCGCCTAGGCGGGTGGATCAGCGCGTGCGGATCAGCGCCATAACGCCGCAGCCGCGGCGCGTGATGCGATACAAGCCGATATCGACTCGCTCGCACTCGCGGCGCGCGCGAGCGACGCGGAGCATGGCTGCAACGCGCGAGCGAGTGTTGGCGCCCCATCGTTCGGCGCCAACACCCCGACGAAACCAAGTGAATTGAGGCGTTGTTTTCATGGTGTCAGTCTCCGAGGATGCGCCCCCGAAGGCGCGCGGGTTGAGGGTTAGGCGGGAAAATCGTAGTAGCGACGAGCAGCAATGCGATGCGTGGCGTCTCGCCAATCCTGCAAGTGAGGGACCATTTCGGGCGTAGACTGCAGGCCCGTAGCACGTTCAAAGTGATCAATCAGCTCCGTAAGCCGTGCCGATGTTCTGTCGCCATTGCCAAGCGTTTCCAGTGCGCACGCGTAAGCATTAGGCATTTGTCCAATGTGATCCATAGTGTCAGTCTCCAATAGTGCGCCCCCGTAGGGGCGCGGGTTGAGTGTCAGATGATGAAGTCGGGCGAGCTGAGCAGCTTGTAGGCCGTGGCAATCGAGAGCAGCTCGCGCTTCTGAGCGTCGCGCAGCGCTGCGCGGTACAGCGCGCTAATGCAGCGTGCAGCGTAGTCGGTGCCGAGCACGGGAAGGCGCGCAATCGCCGTGTTCACTTCGCGTTGCTGGTGCTTGTTGAGGGTCAGCATGGTTTGTCACTCCGAGTAGGTCAACCTATACCGCATAGCCGTTAGGTTTTGAAGGGCTTTCGATAGGTCATCTGTAGTGTAAGCCTATCTCGTTACCCGAGTAAAGCGCGGGGTCTTGGGCGGTTTTCTAGCACCTACTCTAGCCATGCCGCTAGGCACTCTGACGCGGGGCCTCCCACCTAGGGGGCTAGGCTATATAGGTAGTCTATCTATCACCCCTTGAACCAAACAAAAATTGTAACAATATGTAACAGAGCAATATGGGGTAGCGCGATTTTGTTTTGGGTGTCTAGTCGCCTATATAGCCTATAGCCCCGAGCCCCCTCGCACCCGCGCCTGCAGCCCCCAGTATGCGGGTTAGGCGCACCCGGCCCGATAGCCTAGAGCGCCTAGCACCAGGAAAGGGGGTGGCCGACCCCGATATGCATAGCCTAGAGCGCCTAGGCTGCCTAGATGGGGGCTACCGGCTGCCAGCCGGTAGCCTAGATCGCCTAGGCTGCCTAGCAGCTGGCGGGGGTGGGGGGCCCGGGGGTACCCATCGACGCGGCTGGGGCAGGTGTCAAAAACGGAGGTGCCACAAGCAATTTTTTATTTTTTGCAAGTGCAAACGACATTCCATTGCCGTATACTCCGCGGCCATGTTCAAGAGCTTGCCGCTCACGACCCGAGATGTGCGCGCGACTGAGGCGGTGCTGAACCGCATCTACGACGCTGCGCGGCTAGGGCTCAAGGGGGACGCACTGGCGCTGGCAAGCGGGCTGCTGCCGGCCGAGTACCGGCGCTTGCGCGAACTGGACCCGATTGCCGACCTGGCCGAGCAGAAAGGGCGCGCGGACGGCGAGATGGCCCTGTCCAAGAAGTTGCACGAGGCGGCCGAGATGGGCGACGCCAAGGCGGCGCTGGAAATCCTCAAGCACGCCCACGGCTGGGTGGCCAAGCAGCAGGTGCAGATCGACGTGGCGCAGCAGATCAGCATCACGGCGGCGCTGGAAGCCGCGCAGCGGCGCGTGAGTGAAGTGATCGAACTGGAGACGCAGGATGCAAGAGCCACGCTTTTCAGCGGCCCAAGAGCAGAGCCTGATGGCCAAGCTCTGGTCGCCCGAGATAGCCAACGATCCTGAGAAGTTCGTCCTGTTCGTCTTCCCTTGGGGGGAAGCCGGCACGCCGCTGGCCAAGTACAAAGGCCCGCGTGCCTGGCAGCGCAAGGTGCTGCGCGACATCCGCGACCACATCGCGCGCAACGACTACGCGGCTGCGTATGAGGTGCTGCGCATGGCCATCGCCTCGGGCCGGGGCATCGGCAAGTCGGCGCTGGTGTCGTGGCTGGTGCTGTGGATGCTCACCACGCGAATAGGCGCGAGTGTGCTAATCAGCGCCAACAGCGAGGCGCAGCTACGCTCGATCACTTGGGCCGAAATCACCAAGTGGCTGGCGATGCTCATCAGCAGCCACTGGTGGGAGATCAGCGCCACGCGGATCACCCCGGCCAAGTGGTTGAGCGAAATCGTGGAGCGCGATCTACGCAAGGGCACGCGGTACTGGGGCGCGGAGGGGCGGTTGTGGTCGGAAGAGAACCCGGACGCCTACGCGGGCCTGCACAACGCAGACGGCGTGCTGCTGATCTTTGACGAGGCCAGCGGCATACCGGACGTTATATGGGACGTTAGCCAGGGCTTTTGGACGGAGAACACGCCCAACCGCTTCTGGCTGGCGTTCAGCAACCCGCGGCGGGCGCAGGGGTACTTCTACGAATGCTTCCACGCCAAGCGGGATTTCTGGACGACGCAGCAGATCGACTCGCGCACGGTGGAGGACACCGACAAGGCGGTCTACGAGCAGATCATCGCGGAGTACGGCGAGGACAGCCCGCAGGCCAGGATCGAGGTCTACGGGCAGTTTCCCACCACGGACGACGACCAGTTCATCCCCCAGAGCCTGGCGGCCGAGGCGATGGCCAGAGAGCCGTGGCGCGACCAGAGCGCGCCCATCGTCATCGGCGTGGACCCGGCGCGCTCGGGCGCGGACAGCACGGTCATCGCCATCCGTCAGGGGCGCAACCTGATCGCGCTGCGGCGCTACCGCGGCGACGACACCATGACGGTCGTCGGGCACGTCATCCAGGCCATCGAGGAGTTCCGGCCGGCGCTGACGATGATCGACGAGGGTGGACTGGGGTACGGCATCCTTGACCGTCTGACCGAACAGCGGTATAAGGTGCGCGGCGTGAACTTCGGCTGGAAGTCCACGAAGCCCGTCATGTGGGGCAACAGGCGCGCGGAGCTATGGGGCGCGCTCAAGGACTGGCTCAAGACCGCCAGCCTGCCACAGGACAAACAGCTTCGAGACGACCTGACCGGCCCGCGCACCAAGCCCGACTCGTCGGGCAAGATCTTTCTGGAGTCGAAGAAGGACATGAAGGCCCGTGGGCTGGCGTCCCCTGACGCCGCAGACGCCATCGCCGTGACGTTCGCGTTCCCGGTGAGCAGCGACGTCGGCAGCGCCTTCTTCGGCACCGTCTCGAAGTTCACCGCGCTGCCGACCCGCCACCACTGGTCCGCTGCCGGCCACTGAGGTACATCATGGCCCGACCAACCACTCAGCAACGACTGGCCGACGTACACCAGGAGGCGATGCGCGAGTTCGACAACATCCAGTCGGCCCTGCGCGATGAGCGGCTGCAGTGCCTGCAGGACCGTCGGTTCTACAGCATCGCAGGCGCCCAGTGGGAAGGACCGCTGGGCGCGCAGTTCGAGAACAAGCCGAAGTTGGAGGTCAACAAGATCGCGTTGGCCGTCCAGCGCATCTTTTCCGAGTACCGGTCGAACCGCGTCACCGTGGACTTCGTGTCCAAGGAGGGCAAGGAGTACGACAGCCTGGCCGATGCCTGCGACCAGTTGTTCCGAGCCGACGAGCAGGACAGCAACGCCGAGGAGGCCTACGACAACGCCTTCGAGGAGGCGGTGGGCGGCGGTTTCGGAGCGTTCCGGCTGCGCACGGTCTACGAGAACGAGGAAGACGACGAAGACGAGAAGCAGCGCGTCAGGATCGAGCCGATCTTCGACGCCGACTCCAGCGTCTTCTTCGACCTCCAGGCCAAGCGCCAGGACAAGGCCGACGCGACGAAGTGCTTCGTGCTGACCAGCATGACCCGCGAGGCGTACAAGGCCGAGTGGGGAGACGACCCGGCCTCGTGGCCGAAGGAGATCCACCAGTACGAGTTCGACTGGCTGACGCCCGACGTGGTGTACGTCGCGGAATACTACTGCGTCGAGATGGTGCCCGACACCGTGCGCGTCTTCAGGAGCCTGGACGGCGAGGAGGAGCGCTACCGGGACAGCGAACTCGACGACGAGAAGCTGGCCGAACTGACCGCCATCGGCAGCGTCGAGGTGCGTCAGAAGCGCATCAAGGTGCGCAAGGTCCACAAGTACGTCCTTAGCGGCGCGAAGGTGCTGGAGGACTCGGGCTACATCGTCGGCAAGCACATCCCGATCATCCCGGTCTACGGCAAGCGGTGGTTCGTGGACAACGTGGAGCGGTGCTGCGGCCATGTGCGCCTGGCCAAGGACGCGCAGCGGCTCAAGAACATGCAGCTGTCCAAGATGGCCGAGATCGCCGCTCTGTCGAGCGTCGAGAAGCCCATCCTGACGCCCGAGCAGGTCGCCGGCCACCAAGTGATGTGGCAGGACGACAACCTGCGCAACTACCCGTACCTGTTGATCAACCCGATCAGCGGCCCGGACGGCTCCACGCAGGTCGCGGGGCCGGTGGCGTACACCAAGAGCCCGAACCTGCCGCCCGCGATGGCGGCGCTGCTGCAGATCACCGACCAGGACATCAAGGACGTTCTGGGCAACCAGGAGCAGGGCGACAAGATCGTTGCCAACGTCAGCGGCAAGGCCGTGCAGATGGTCCAGCAGCGCCTGGACATGCAGTCGTTCATCTACGTCTCGAACTACGCCAAGGCCAAGCGCCGCTGCGGCGAGGTGTGGCTGTCGATGGCCAAGGAAACCTACGTCGAGCCGGGACGCAAGATGAAGGGCCTCGGGTCGCAGAACGAGGTTGGCTCCATCGAACTGATGAAGCCGATGGTGAGCGACGAGGGCGAACTGGAGTACGAAAACGACTTGAGCGAGGCCGAATTTGACCTCGCCGTCGAGATCGGGCCGTCGTTCCGCAGCCAGCGCGAGTCCATCGTGCAGTCGCTGACCAACCTGATCGCCATCACCCAAGACCCGCAGACGCAATCGGTGCTGCAGGCGATGGTCATCCTCAACATGGAGGGTGAGGGGCTGGAACAGACGCGCGAATACTTCCGGCGCAAGCTGGTGGACATGGGCGCGCTGGAGCCCGAAGAGAAGGACATGGAGCGCCTGCAAGCCGCGTCGCAGGAGCAAGACCCGAACAACACGCTGCTCCAGGCCGCGGCCGAGGAGGCGCTGGCCAAGGCGGCCAAGGCCCGCGCAGACGTGGTGAAGACGGGCGCGGAGAGCGAACTGACGCAGGCCAAGACGCTGGAGACGCTGGCCAAGATTGACAGCACCCAGGTCAAGGACACGCTCGCGGTCATGGACACGCTCGCGGCGCAGCAGCCGCCCGTCACGCCGCCCAGGCCGGTGCTGTAAGAATCGGCACGGTGCCGAACGGTTGCCGGCTGACCGCATCAGCCGAGAGGGAAGACGGATGGGAATCAGGATCGAAGTGACGCAGCCCGATGGCACGCAAGAGGTGCATGAGGGCAACGAGGACACCACGCCCGAGGCAGACGAGGGCGAACAGGTTGCGGCGGCTCAGGGCGCACCAGACACGCCTGACCCGTCTCCCCAGGCTGATGCCCCTGCAGCCGCCGCACCCGAACCCGACGAGGTGACGGTCAGCATCGGAGACGATGCGCCGCCAGCCGAGGACGAGGAACGCGCCGCCCCTGAGTGGGTGCGCGACCTGCGCAAGCAGCACCGCGAACTGCAGCGCAAGGTGCGCGAGTACGAGGCCAGGGAGCAAGCCGCGCCGGTAGGCCCGAAGCCGGTCGGCCCCAAGCCCAAACTCGAAGACCACGACTACGACACCGACCGCTACGAGACGGCGCTGGAGTCGTGGTACGCCCAGAAGGCCGCAGCCGACAAGGCCGAGCGCGAGGCGCAGAAGCAGGCCGAGGAAGCGCAGAAGGCGTGGCAGGCCAAGCTCGATGGGTACGGCAAGGCCAAGGCCGACCTCAAGGTGCGCGACTACGACGAGGCCGAGCACACGGTCATGGAGACGCTGAACGTCACCCAGCAGGGCGTCGTGCTGCAAGGTGCCGAGAACCCCGCACTCGTCGTCTACGCGCTGGGCAAGAACCCGAAGAAGGCCAAGGAACTGGCCGCCCTCACCGACCCGGTGAAGTTCGCATTCGCCGTCGCCAAACTGGAGGCACAGTTGAAAGTCACCCCGCGAACCAAGGCACCCGCGCCCGAGCGCGTCCTGCCGGCAGGCACCGCGCCTGTCAGCGGCGGGTCAGATTCGACGCTGGAGCGCCTGCGTGAGGAGGCGGCGCGCACGGGCGACATGACGAAGGTCGTGGCGTACAAGCGGCAGTTGGCGGCGAAGGCGCAGGCGAGGGCTTGACGAACCGGCTGAGTGTGGTACATTCGGCCCAATCGCACCGGGTTTCGCCAGCCCTCAAGTGGCAGTAGCGACCAGATCACGAGTGGCCGCCCGACTCTTGACGGGGTGAGTAAGCAGGCGCCGCAGCAGCGGCAATCGTTCACTCATTCCGATCAGGAGCCCACACCGTGGCCAACAATTTCTCCAAGGAAGAGCGCATCGCTTTCGAGAACCTCCTCGAAGGCTTCCAGGACGCGCTCGTGCTTTCCCGCAACGTCGCCGTGTACAACACGGATCAGACGATGATGGAGCGGACCAACAACGTCATCTGGCGTCCGCAGCCCTACATCTCGGTGTCCTACAGCGGCACCGACATGACGACCAACTTCGACGACTACACCCAGCTGACCGTGCCGGCGACCATCGGTTTCAGCCGCTCGGTGCCGTGGTCGATGACCGCCACCGAACTGCGCGATGCGCTGCAGGAAGGCCGTCTGGGTGACGCCGCCAAGCAGAAGCTCGCCTCCGACATCAACGTCGCGGTGATGAACGTGGCCGCGCTGCAGGGCACGGCGTTCGTCAAGCGCCTGGCCGCCGCGTCGGGCTTCGACGATGTGGCCGAGGTCGAAGCGGTGTTCAACGAGCGTGGCGTGCCCGACATGGACCGCAACCTCGCCCTGAGCACCCGCGACTACAACGGCATGGCCAGCGACCTGAGCAAGGCGTCCCGCTCGTTCGGCAACGAGATCAGCGACAACGCGCTGCGTCGGGCCTTCGTCGGCCGCATGGCTTCGTTCGACACCTACAAGCTGGACTACAGCCTGCGCAAGGCTGCTGCCGCTGGCGGCGCCGGCATCCAGGTGTCCACGCTGCCGGCCGCTGGCAACTTCTGGGTGCCGAAGGCGACCTCGGTGGCCGCCACGGGCGAGGTGTCCAACGTGGACAACCGCTACCAGACGATCACGGTCAACTCGACCGCGAACGTCCAGCCTGGCGATGCGTTCACCATTGGCAATGTGTTCCAGGTCCACTTGATCACGAAGCAGTCCACCGGCATCCTGAAGACCTTCCGCGTCATCGCGGTGCCGAGCCTGACGACGATGGTCATCAGCCCGCCGATCATCTCGGCGCAGGGTGGCTCGGACGCCGAACTGCAGTACCAGAACTGCGTCATCCCGACGACCAGCGCCACCGCTCCGGTGGTGTTCCTGAACACGGCGGCCGGCGCGATGAACCCCTTCTGGCAAAAGGACGCCATCGAAATCCTGCCGGGCCGCTATGCGGTGCCGAGCGATGCCGGCGCTGCGGTGATGCGTGCCTCGACGGACCAGGGCATCGAACTGGTGATGACGAAGCAGTACGACATCAAGACGATGAAGACGCTGTATCGCCTCGACACGCTCTACGGAGTCGTGAACAAGCAGCCGGAGATGTCCGGCATCATCATGTTCTCGCAACCCTGATGAGCGGCGGGCCGGGTAACACCGGCCCGCATCGCACAGATCACTGCAAAGGAATCCGATCATGTCGTCCCTTCTCCTCCCGTTTGGCACCGTCCAGGTGACCGTCCCGGCCGGCGAGTCCATCGCCGTCTTCTCGCAGGGCTCGTGCAGCGTCTCGCGCCTGCTGGGCTTCCCGAACTACCCCACGCAGTCCGGCCCGCTGGGTGTGGTCAACAACGGTCAGACCGTGTTCGGCCCCTACGCCTCTGGCGCAGAAATCGTGATCGAAGCCTCTGGCGGCGTCCAGGTGCTGTACGAGGTGGGCGCGGCCCCCGTCGTGCAGCAGCAGCGCCTGCTGGCCCCGGTGCAGGTCGCCCCCGGCGTGCTGAACGCCACGGGCACGCTGACCGCTGCGCTGTGCCTGAGCGGCATCGTGACCTCGACCACGGGCGCTCTGACCACCGCCACGCTCGATGTCGGCGGCACGGTGGAACTCGCCTCGCAGTTCCTGGTGAACGATGCGTTCGACTGGGCCGTGATCAACACGGGCGGCAACAACTTCGTGGTGACCTCGCCTGACGCGACTCACACCGTGGTTGGCTCTGGCACGGTGGCCGGTGGCGCCTCGGGTCAGTTCCGCACCCGCAAGACCGCGCTCAACACCTTCGTGACCTATCGCCTGGGCTGATGAGGGGCGTGACCTGACGCGCGGGCGGTGGTTCATGGCTGCCGCCCGCGTTTTCAC